CAGTATAACCATAACCATACTCTAATACATTGTTAAAATTACCAAAAACATAACCATTTTCTGTATCTAACTTTGATTCTAATTTTTTGTATCTATTGAAGTTCCATTCTTTAAGAAGAGGTACACCAACTGCTCCACTACCAACTGGAACCACATCAACAATTATAGTATTTTGATTGTAGAAATTACCTTCTGCAATCTTGTTAAATCCAGTAATCTGTCCATCAGTATTAACAACTGCTTCAAATTCAGCAAATCTACCTCTACCAGCATTGTCTCTAATTACGATTTGTGGAGGTGAAGAATAAAATTCACCAGGATTATCAAGTATTAAACTTGTTACTTTACCGCCAGTAACTACAGCACGAACAGAAGCATTCCTACCAGAGGTAATTAATATATCAGGAGTCCTAGGAAATACATCAATTGTATCTACAACAACACTTTCTACAACCTGACCAGCAAGTATTGCTCTTGCTTTATTAGGGACTTGATCAATCAATACAAATGGTGGTCTTTGATAACCAGTTCCACGAAGATCAACTTTAATTTTTTCTAATCTACCATACCTAATACTTTCTGGATCTTTGTAACCATAGAAAGGAACACCATTTAATCCAATACCAACATCTCTCTTAGGTGTAGGGTATGTTTCTGTAGTTCTTGTTGCTTGCTTTCTAATAATACGAAGAAGTTTTTGATCTAATAATGTTTGATTGAAAGTAGAACCATCTAAAATTTTATGTGATGGAAAACTAGAACTAGCAATATAATAATATTGATCATCTGCAAGTATAGCAGATACATCAGTAGAAACTTGATTTAATGAAGTGGCAGTTGTTGGAAATGTAGGAATATTAACTGATGCACCAGATCCTAATATCCATCTAGTTTGATTTGTTCCTACATTTACAATTTTAGAATCAGCAGTTTCAAAACCAGGATTTGATACTTGAATTTTATCACCAACTGCAGAATATGGTTGTGAATTTGATGGTTGTAAATTATATACAATACCCATCGTCAACAATGTTACACCTGATCCTACTAAAGTAACTGGTTTGTATACTGATGTACCAACTACATGTGGTACAGCATTTTGTGCTGGTCTACTATCAATAGTAAATTGAGTTACATTCTTATCACTAAAGGTAATTACTTCATCTTCAATTAACACTGATCCTGTAGTATTCCATCCAATAGTAGAGAACACATCAATTATATCTCCTGTGGAAGCAGTTCCTGATAATGGTTTCTCAAGTTGAGTCTTAGTTGAGACACCAAATGAACCATTAACTGTTTCTGGTGCCAAAACAATATTGTAAATTATCTCTCCATCTCTAGTTCCATCTGCATACACATTGTCTACAACAGCATCTGCATAGTCATACTCTGCTGTATCAGACTGAACAATTTTCTTTCCTATTAAGTTTTTTACATCACCAGATACAACCTTACACTTAAGTGCATATACATTTATCCAATCAGCATCGGATGATTTATATGTAAAATCTCTTGGTTTGTATACCTCAGGTTTAAATACCTTTTCTCCTTCTTCCTCTTCCTCTTCTTCAGTGCTGAGAACCATGTAACCTTCGTCACCGTCAAGACCTGACATGTAACGATGATATGCACAATAGTAGTAAATTTTATCAGTCTCACCTAAGTCCATTATAAACTCAGGTTGGAATGTGTTAGTATAATTAGTCTTTACACCATTGACAATACCGCTATTGTAATATAACTGACCACCAAGTAATGTTCCTTCCCTAGTTGTACTAAACTTCATAGGGTGACCATCTGGATGGATCGGCATAGGCAAATTAGAGGGATCAGATTGATTCCAAATAATTTGATAGTTTTGCTGTACCTTTATATTTTCTGGTGCAAGATAATATTCACCAGGTTCAAAATTTCCAAACTCTTCTGCTTCTTCGCCAAAGTCAATATAGAAAATACCATTTGGAAAACTGTATACTGTTCCAGCAACAAAAGATGCTCCTAATTTTCCTGATACAACATCTGAATTTGAAAATGTATTTGATAATTGTCTTAGATATACTCTTGTAACTACGTTCTGATCATTTCTAACAATTTTGGCAATTTCACCACTAGCATTCCCACCATTCTGGAATACTCTATCACCAACTAAAAAATCACCAACTGGATTTGTAACATCTATTGCAATATTGTCAAACTCAGATTTTATAAACCACTCAAATTGTTGTAAATTTCTACGTGCGTTATCATCAACATCTCTATCAACAAGAGTATTAAAAATAAACTTGATAGAACTATCAGTTCCTTTTGCTTTATAAAAATTCTGTATATTCTTTATTAAGGTTCTCTTATCAACACTACCTCTAAGATATTTCTCAGGGAAAGAACCTAGATATTGCTTCTCAAAATTCTTGACTAATGCATATAGAAAAAGATTACTAATATTATAAACTTTTTGACCAGCATTATGTGCTGCAGCAGTTGTACTTACAAAATTACTTTTATGATATAAATCTCCTAATTTTGTATTTCCACTAACACCTCTAGTACAACCTTGTAGTGTTGTATCAGTTCTTGTTTCGTATAATATTATTTCATCATCAATTCTTACATATCCGTTTTGTTTTGGAAAACTCGTTGCATCTTGTAGTACAATTGTACTATCAGAATTACTGATACTAACGTCCAAAGTATCATGCTGTTTAAGGAGATTTTGTTCATAGTAATCTATATCTGCATATTTTTGGATATTGTTAATAATATCTAAAGTACCACCCTGTACCTCCTGTGCCTCGTAGTACTTTGTTACAAACTTACTAAAAAGTTCGTATTCTGTACTAATGAACTCAGGAAGCTGTGTCTCTATTAGAGTGGAGATTCGCTTTGTTTTTACAGCAACCATTTACTTACTCTTTATATGCAGTGAAAGATGAATTGGGAACATCAACGTCAAGGTATACTTCACGCATCGCCTTGATATCATTTGATAGTGGTTTTACTCTTAGTGAAATACGATTATCAAAGAAACTACCTTTAATAATTGTAAGGGCATACATTTTTAACTCACCTTTTACATAATCTATGTCACCAATATCGCTGTCAAGAACTACCTTCTCACCAGTTACGCTATCTAGTCTATATAGGACAATTTTCTTATCCCTATCTTCAACATAAACATCAAAATTAGGATATTCAGTTACCCTAAAACCAGTAGATGATAAGACTGGATCATCACAGTCTTCATCAAAGGCATTTTGGAAACATACCTCATAATAGAACGTAGAATTTAACTGAGGATAGAAGTCTTTTCTCATTATGAGACTAGTAAGATTAGAATTGATACTAATATCAGCATCATCTATCACACCTACAAACTTACTATACCTAAACTTACCATTAAACTTTTCAGTATCACTTGTATCAATGTAAGCCTGTATAGAAGCGATTACTTTGTCTCTAATATTAGCAGGAGTCTGATCTGTTACACCACTGTTATAGTAAATCTTACTTGTCATCTCAACAAATAGAATAGAAGGATCTACTATCCTCGGTTCTATAGATGCAACAACATATTTTTTAAGATCAGCAATAATTTGTGATTTTGTTAGTGATGTAAGATAACTCGCATCAGTTGGTTTTAGTACAATGAACACCTTACCATATTCTGGTGGATCTTGATCTTCTCCACCAAATATAATGATATCACTTGTTGCTGGATATACTTTTCTTACAATTGCTTCATAGTCCTGTGCGGTCACTGCACGGTCTTGTGTGCCATATGCCTTAGGAGCAGTGTATTTTATCTTAGCAGTGCTTTCTACTGCTTCACCACCCGCAGAAGCAACAGTAGATACAATTGATGTAGTAAATGAACTAGGTGATACACCATTTTCGTTTTCTAGTATACCAGAAAATACAAATGCTCTCACTCCATTACTTACAGGACCTTGTGTTATCAAATATGATACATCAATACGTGTATTGTTCTCAAGTTTTTTACCAAGAACACCATCACCCATCAATATTTCATACCTTTGATCCTCAACCTCATCTAGAAAAAAGACTTTTGAGTCACCGTCAACACCTAGTATGTTATCAGCAAGTAAATATGGTTCATTAAATGTACCTCCGCCAGGATACACCTTAACTTTAATTGTATTAGTATCAATATTTGGATTATCTAATATAAATCTTTGATTCTTAGATGCAGTCTGAATTGTAAACTCGCTATTTAATACTGTTCCTTCTCTAATTGGTACATTAGTAAATGTTGCAACACCATTAATTACCTGTGCTTTTACATCACTCGTAACAACGTAATT